CAATTTCAGGTATGTCTATAATAGGTGGGCTTTGGTTGTACTTCTGCATTGATATCCTCTTAAGGATTTTGAACGGTTTTATCAAATCATTGACAAGACCAATACTGCTGATTAGAGATGTCATTTGGATATGTATTTTCTGGTTGACAATTCCCTTTGAAATGATTGACGTGATGAATTATGTTGTTTTAAATATGGAATTACACATTAAAGCATGGATTCACATTTTGCCTCCAATAGATCATACAATTGATGTCCTTCATTCTATGTTGACCAAGTGTCAGAGATTTATTAATAGTTTGCTTACAATGTCTATGGATCAATACAATTTATGGAGGGTTGGTAGAGAAAACTTCAAAACAAGTTTTCCAAACTTTAGGACAAAATTGTTGTTGAAATCTAGACTGGCTATTGTCAAGTTTATTTCTAGCATAGAAGAGGTGAGGCTACCAGAGCTTATAAGAAGCACATATAGGCCTCCTACCGTTGAGAGAATGAAAGAAACACTTGCTCTTTTGCGAGACATTGGGTTGCCTGTTAATGTAGACATAGTACAGAGGCATGTTGATGCTGAGAGAGCACAATGGAAAGGGTATGAGGACATGATTTTAACTAGCTCAACCTTTGTACAGCCATTGAAGAATCTGGCCACCTTTATTGGTCTGGAGATGGACTCTTTTAAGCAATTTGATCAACCTGCTTTCGTCCACACAGCTTCATATGCCACGCCGGAATCTGAAGTGAAGTCAACCTCTAGGTATTTCAAGCCTCCTAAAGTCAATGTCAAATTAGCCGACCCTGGAGATGTGTTTGAGATATTCCATATGAGATTTAAGAATTCTACTCTTGCCACCAGCTCTAGAGTTATCCGATCTATGATAAAGAAATTTTCAGTTGGCTGGGGATTTATGTCTAAGAAACCAAAGAAAACAAAGAAAGCAGCCTCGAGAAAAGAAGTGATAGATGAAGTAGGTGGTATAGACAAATTTGTAGAGATCTGGAACAGAATGATATCATTTGCAGGAGATTTGGTGCCAGTGTCACATGTCTTCACAAAGTTTGAAACTTTAAAAGAGTCCAAGTGGTTAAGCAGCACGGTCAGGACCATTCTTGGAGTGCCCATGTCTCATTTTGCAATGTCTAGTATTTTCTCATATGATCAGAATAAGAAGCATGACTACAATTCAACACCAATAAAATGTGGCATGCCTTTAAATGGTTATTGGTTTGGAAAGCTCTGGGCAGTACACTCTACAAGAGAAATTCACAATGCAATGGACTTGACTGCCTATGATTCCAGTCTTGCAAATAATTTCTATAAAGTTGTGGCAGGTATTAGCAAGAAAGGGTTTGAGACGCATTCAGATTACAGCAAAATCTGTGACTTGATTGACCTAACATATGACCAACTGATGACAATGCCCTTGTGTTTTAAGAATGACGGCACAATAGTGTCTAAAGCTGAAGGAGGTGCTACAGGGTTTGGGAATACTTCCACAGACAACTCTTTATGCTTGGTTGTGGCATATTTGACAGCATGGAGGGATTTGACAGGCAAGTCTTCAAGAGAATTTTCAATCTACAATACATTGTCTCTTCAGGCTGATGACCATGTGCTTTCTCATGATAAGAATAATTTCAATTGGAATGAAGTGACTGTTAGAAAATACTTCAAAGAAAAGCTAGGGTTGGAGATGAGACTCGAAGTTAATTCTAAGAAATTGGTG